TCGGAGAATTGGATAGTTTGCCTTCCACCACCAAGGTACTCTGGTCGCTGGAGACGCGCGTCAGACGAGCGCACTCCAAGATATCGCAAATACTCTGTATATCGTGATCCATAACGAGCACGGGCTTCCTCATATCGCTGTAGAGCCATAGCTTCACGAAGCAAATTCACAGTAACTGCAGACGCACCGCTCAAATCTGCATAAAGCGCATCATCCGCCGACGACCCAGTGCTAGTCATATTCGCAATAACAGAACCGGCACCAATACCACGAATACTGTCCGACTGAGCAGTCGAAAGAATACCGAGAGCACCACCAACATTCGCGTCAGACGCAACCGGAGCCCGATCACCAAGCGGAATAGTAATCGCCGGGCCTTTCTGTTCGAAAGGACGGGCTGACGTGAAATAATCCTTCTCCCAGCCAATATTCGCGAGATCATAGGGGGGCGTACTACTATCCGAACCACTCTCAAGACTATAAGCGCGCTCAGAAACAAGGTCCTGATCGCGATACCACTCATTGAATATCAACGAATACCCACGAAATGGCAACGCAGACACAGTCGCATCAACGCCAATAGGAACACCATAGTAATCTGCAAGACTACCGGCAACATTCTCCTCACCAACGATCGATACGACGGGAAAAGAACTGTCGTCCATACCGTCAGGACCACCAGTAATAAAGTCCTGCCAGTCTTCCCACACCAAACGATGGGGCACAAACCAATGATGAATACGAACATGCACCGGATGCATAACAGGAGCCAGCAACGGCTGAGTACGAACAAGCGCCGATGTCGCCTGTTGAATGGAGTCACCGGGCAAAACCTCAGTAAGACCGATAGGAACGAGCTGACCCATATTGCAAGACAGCAGCTTATAATGAGACAGAGAGAACTTAGACCTTTTCATAGCGATTTCCTTTGCTTACGGATACGCTCCCGCGTTTCCATTTGTAGGACTTTCGTGTCCATTTTTTCCGCGACAATCGTCTTAAGTGGTACATCACGGCGCCACGCATCTTCGCGCATCTCGCGCAGTTCATTAGACAGCTCCGCTAATACCTCAGGAGGGCACTCACTCACCTTACCTACACGTTTCCTAAGCTCCTTTTGCAGATAACGACCAAGAGGAAGAAGCCGAGAACCATGACGCAGCGCCGACGGAACGTCGGTCTGCGTATCCTCAAGACCCAGCGCAAGCAACGTATGAGCAACGTCGTCCATCATACCAGCGCCAAGACCGGGACGCAGAGACATACGAGCAAACTCCGGATGCCGACCATTCAGCCGAACGTCATCCTTATCAGTCAATTTCTTAACAACATAACCCGCACAGTATTGCGCACTCTCCATAGACAATTGGCCAACAAAAATATTACCTTTAGACCAAGTATCACGAATATTATCGCAGACCGGGCAGCAATTTACACGGAACTTATAACGAGACATACCATAATGACAACTCGGATAATTAAATAAGCACAGATGATAATGCGGTCGCTGCGTAACATCTCCATACTCTCCAACTCCGAAAAACCTCAAACGAAGCGGCTCATAAGACTTACGAAGCCGCTTAAGCCAATCTTGCATATCCTTAGGAGCTAACGTCGGCAAATTATCCTTGCCACCAACTGGCAAATGCTCATCAGCATACGTCAAAGTCACAAAAGCATTATCACTATACTGCATCGACTCAAGAACAATACGATGCATCCAAATTCTACGCTTGTTCAGACGGCAAGCCTGACATTGGCCACACGGCACCATCATCGAATGCATAGCAAAGGGGCGGGAACACCTCATGTCCCGCCCCTCAGCTCAGAAACGATAGCCGATCCGAATCGGCCGAACAGACCTTGTGCGCCGCATGACACGACGCCGCCGCGATCGCCGCGGCCGGCCTCGAAATCGACGTCGAAAGCGCATAGACACCTCACTTTTTGTAGCCCCGAACAACATCATCGTACGTCCAACCGGCCGGATACAACCGATACTCTTGCACACGCGGATCGTACAACCACACCTGACCATCGGGAGCATCAGCCGGGGGCGGCGACGCATTATACCCGATGGTCGGCATAAGTCTATTACGCCAGTTCCAAGCAAGCGAGCCCAACCAGTCGTCTTCAAGACGCTCCTTAGCGTCCTTCGACATCACAGGCATATAGCCGTCTTTAGTTCTCAGATAACCGATATCAGTAACAGCACCTGCCTCAACATTCGGTACACCTTCCGCGTTCGACACTCTTTCCAGCGGACCGACCTGAACCATTCCAGACTGCTTCTGACCCTCAACTAAATAAGGATCACTACCAACGACATTCAATCCCGGAGGCGATCCAGCCGAGCGGGTGACTGCGATCTGCGACGCGAGAAGCTCGTTTTCCAGACCAAGCCGCTGGAGCTGCAAGTCCTGCACGGTTTTGTTGAAGGCATTGACTCGCTCTGGATCAGTTCTTCCAGCGTCGATAGCACGGCCAATATTTTGTCCTGCTTCAGCAATTCCAACACCAAGCGAATTATCACCGACATAGCTTGGAGAGAAGGAAGTTGTCGGTGCACCCAAAGCATAAAGCGGATGTATTCCAGCGGCTTTTGCATCAGCGACTTTCCAGCGAATACCATTCTGCGCGAATTCGCGCTGCGCTTGAGCATTTTTTTCAGCCGCGTCGGCAGATGAATCAGCTCCAATAAGACCGCCAATAATGGAGGCCGCGCCTCCAATCAGTGCACTGCCAATACCCATTACTTGCTCCTATTACAAGAAACGCGCGACCAATGGTTATACTTAGGTTTCCGCATACGCATACCAGAGCCGGCAACCCGGCGAGCAAACAATACCTCCTTTCTCCGCTGACGGCGCACGCAAATAGCCACGCGATGTGGCACCGCGAAAGATATGCGCGCCTTAGTGCCGCGACCGACACCAAGCACCTGCCTAGCGTCAGACCGGACCACGGCCGCCGGCGGCCGATAGCTCCGAAGCGGGTGATAGTACCGCCGATCCTCCAGGGCGAGGGCGGGTGATGGAGGAATCAGCGATATAGGGGAGAGGATGACACGGCGGACCGAGGGCAACCGAACTCGGTTAGCGGCAGCATTGGCGCCGCGCCCGGTCCGAGATTTATGAGAAGATTTTTTAGACATTGGATTGAAACCATCCCGTGTCACCTAACACAGTGCATATCAAGTGATCGCACTGTGCACAACCAAAAAGGGCGCCGCAGGTTGTGCGGCGCCCTTGCATTTATGCAACGGAAACGAGCTGCCAGGCGCTCGTTAGGATTGCTTTTTTGCAGGCTCAGAAGAAGGGGCCTGCGAAGGGGCGCCAGAGGCGCCGGGGCCTGCGTGGGGAGACCCCACACCCCCAACATTGGCGGCCTGCGAGGCGGGCTCGCTGGCCCGCTGCTTGGCCGCCTCTGCGTCATCAGCGGCTTTCTTGTGCCGCTTGCGCAGCTCGGGAGCCGGAGTGGGTTCAAAGACCTCCTCATAGGGCGAGCGAGGATCAAAGTCGCCGACCTCAAAATCGTCGGCTTCCTCGAACGATTCGTAACCAGCGGCCTCCACTTCCTGCCGCAGCCGCTCAGACCGCACCATCTCGCGAATCTGTTCCGCGAGGGAAGGCGTGCGCCGATAGCCGATAGGAGGAGCGACAGGCACCGGATCGGGCACCTCGTGCCCCTTCGAATTCATAAACGACACTCCAAGATCACGATGATGAGACCGAATAATATCGGCCTCGACATCGTACAATTCAGGCTCAGGTTTCTTAGCCATGTTTACACCTCAAGGTTAGATGTTGACACTAGAAGATAAACGAGTTTCCAGTCGCAGAAACCAGACGCCGCGCCTGAATAGAATGATTGGCCATAATGTAAAGAATATCTTCCGAAGGCACGGGAAAATTGCGCGTCGTCGGATTACACGAAACAAACGTCGAATTAAGAGCCGGATCACCAGAAAAAACACGCGCCATATGCCAGAAATCCAGCTCCGACGTCCGAAACTCACCGGCGACATTACTCTCAATACGCCGATACTCGTCGTAGCGATCCTGAAAACCAAAAACGCCGTCCGGATCACTGTGCCCGAGATAAACTTCCTTATTCAATACTTCTTGCTGACCGATATGCTGTAGCTCTTTTTGCCAGAAATCTTCCTTAGTTCGACGGTTCCAGGTACGAGCAAGACCTTGAGCATAGATCGTCTTAGGTCTAATTGAAATAAAGCTATGGATATACCCGTGCTCCTCAAAGAAACGTCGATATCTGTTACTCCGCATCGCCGCGATACCGTGACCACGCATCTCTCCGACTGGTGAAGATCCTTCAGCAGTTTGGAGAACCTCGGAGAATTGGATAGTTTGCCTTCCACCACCAAGGTACTCTGGTCGCTGGAGACGCGCGTCAGACGAGCGCACTCCAAGATATCGCAAATACTCTGTATATCGTGATCCATAACGAGCAC